GATCTGGTCGGCGGTCAATTTCTTGAGCGGCACCCTCGCCGGACTGCCGCTGCACGTTTACCGCAAAACCCGCGATGGCCGAGATCGCGTTGAGACTGGCACGCTGCCGCGCATCCTCCACGACATCGCCAACGACGAAATGTCGTCTTTCGAGTGGCGAAAATATCTGTTCGACCAGGTATTCACCGGAGGGCGGTGCGTTTCCTACATTGAGCGAAACGGAGGCGGGCAGGTCGTCAATCTTTGGCCGCTTGATCCGCACCACACGCGCGTTGATCACGTTTATCAGGACCGCAAGCTGGTCAAGGTCTACACCTACAAGGGCCAGAAGTATGCCGCGAACGAGGTGATCGACATCACCTTCATGCTCAAGGCCAATGGTCTCGACATTCGCGGTCCGATCATGACAAACAAGGACGCCATCGGGCTTGCCATCGCGGCGACAAAATACGGGTCGAAGGCGTTCCAGTCTGGCGGCATTCCGCCGATGACGCTTCAAGGCCCGTTCCAGTCCGGCGCGGCTGCCGCGCGCGCATCGACCGACGTGGCGAACACAACCCTCAAGCTGGCGCGCGAAGGAAAGCCGGTTATGGCTATCCCAATGGGGCATGAACTCAAGCCAGTCGGCTTTAATCCAGAGCAAATGCAACTCATCGAATTGCAGCGTTTTAGCATTGAACAGATCGCGCGCATCTACAGCCTGCCGCCGGTATTCCTGCAAGACCTGACGCACGGCAGCTATGCGAACACCGAGCAACAGGATTTGCATTTCGTCAAACACACGCTGAAGCGATGGATTGAGCAATTCGAGCATGAGTTGAACCTAAAGCTGTTCCCGCGCACCAGCCGCAACTATGTTGAGTTCAATGTTGACGGCCTTCTGCGCGGTGACTTCAAGACCCGCATGGAGGCGCACGCGGCGTCCATCCAGAACGGTATTCGCACGCCTAATGAGGTGCGCGATATTGAGAACCTCGCCCCTCGGCCAGAGGGCGACAGCCTGATGATCCAAGGCGCGACGGTCCCGATGGGCGGTCAGATGGAGATGGACTTGAATGCCGATTCCGAATGACGCGATGGCAGAAGAGGCCGAGCGCGGCCTTGAATGGCGGCGGGAATACGGTCGCGGCGGGACGCAGGTCGGCGTTGCGCGAGCGCGTGATATTGCCAATAAACGCGATCTTTCGATGGACACTGTGCGCCGCATGAATAGCTATTTCGCGCGGCATGAAGTGGACAAGGACGCCGAGGGCTTTCGTCCCGGCGAAGATGGCTACCCGAGCGCTGGCCGCATCGCCTGGGCGCTCTGGGGTGGCGATGCAGGGCAATCGTGGGCCGCGCGGCTTGTGGCGCAGGATGATGAGGATCGAACCGAGACGCGGCCATATGAGGGCGAACATGCCGCTCGCATTCGCGATCCAGAAGGCTTTGACAGTTTCCGGCGTGTAAACGGCGAGGGTGGGCAAGGCGTTGATTTCGTCTATGGCATCACTGATGGCGAGGCGCAGGTTCAAAGCATCCGTTTCAAAATTGATTTCTTCACCGAAGATCAGGCCCGCGAATGGCTGGAAAGCAATGATTTCGAACCGCTTCTTTTTGAACCAGCGGCACCAATAGACGACAGCCGCGCATCTGTGGTATCGTTGCCGCAGAAACTGGAGGCCCCGAAGATGGCTCAAGCTGAAATCCGCGCTCTGAGCGAGCCGGTTGAATTGCGGCAAGAAGACAATGGCCCGATCCGGGTTGCTGGCTATGCTGCGGTCTTCAACCAGGAGACCAACATTGGCGGCTACTTCACCGAGACGATTGCGCCTGGCGCATTCACGTCCGCGCTAGATCGCGGCGATGATGTTGTTTTTCTAGTCAATCACGACGGCCTTCCGCTCGCGCGAACGCGATCCGGCACGCTTCGCCTCACACAAGACGAGCGCGGCCTATATATTGAGAGCGAACTTGATCCGAGCGATCCAGACGTGCGCGCGATTGTTCCCAAGATGAAGCGCGGCGATCTCGACAAGATGTCTTTCGCATTCATTCCGACGCGCCAATCTTGGGATGATAGCGGCGACATGCCGAAGCGCATGATTGAGGATTTGCAACTGTTTGACGTGGCCATTGTGACGACCCCGGCATACGATGGAACAGAGATCGGATTGCGCTCGTTGCAGAAATACCGCGACGAGCAACAGAAAAGCCAAGCCGCGCGCCGGTTGCGCATGAAAGCGAGGCTAACCGAATAGCAGCGGTTTCTCCCGCTGTTTCGCCCTGTCCGCGCCTTGGGCAAGCGCTCGGACTGATCGTCGTGAGACAGACCAGTTCCCTTAGATGGAGGCCCAAGATGGCTGATATTAAGACCCTGCGGGAGAAGATGGCGAACATCGCCACCGAGGCCCGCTCCAAACTGTCGGAAGTGACCGACAACACCCCCGAAGATCGTGCCGCAGAGATCGAACGTGAGTTCGATGCGATGATGGGCGAGCATGACAATCTGGCCGCAAAGGTTGAGCGCCTGGAACGCGCCGAGGCGGCTGTGCGTGCCGCTGAGAGCGTTGATTACTCGCGCCGCCCGATGGGCGAGGTGGGTTCGGCTCCCGCCGTTGATTCGGGCTTTCAAATGGACTACCGCGCCGCGTTCGCTGAGATGATCGCTGCCGGTGGCGAGGGCTACGTTGACGCCGAGGTTCGCAATGTTCTGAAAGAGCATCGCGTTCAGACTGGTGGCACCAATTCGGCAGGCGGCTTCACGGTCCCGACCGAGTTGGCGACCTTCATCGAGAAGGCGATGATCGCAACCGGCCCGATGTATGGCGACCAGTTCTTCACCGTCATCAACTCGGCGGATGGCCGCACGTTCAACATTCCGACTGTTGATGACACCGCAGTCACTGCCGAGGCGCACACGGAAGGCACGCAGCCGACCGATGACGGCGGCAAGGACGTGACTTTCGGTCAGAAGTCGCTGGGCGCGTTCGCGTTCGACTCGGAGTGGGTCCGTTGGTCGGCGGAACTCAATGCTGACAGCATCCTGAACATGGAAAGCCTGCTGGGCGAGCTTCTGGGCGAGCGCCTCGGTCGCATCGCAAATAGCAAGCTGACCACCGGCTCCGGTTCGTCGGATGTTGAGGGCATCGTAACCAACTCGGCAGCGGGCAAGACCGCAGCCGCGACCGCCGCTGTGACTGCCGATGAGATCATTGACCTGATCCATTCGGTTGATCCGGCTTACCGCACCGCACCCAGCACCGCCATCATGATGAACGACAGCACGCTCGCTGCCGTTCGCAAGTTGAAGGACGGCGACGGGAATTATCTCTGGCAGATGGGCAACTATCAGGCCGGTATTCCGCAAAACCTGCTGGGCTACAACGTGGTCGTGAACCAGGCGATGGACAGCCTTGCAGCCGCCAAGAAGGTCATGCTGTTCGGTGATATGTCGAAGTTCTACGTTCGGAAGGTGGGCGCTCCGTCGCTCTACGTCGCGCGCGAGCGCTTCGCTCCCGACTTTGGCATCTTGGGCTACATCCGCTTCGATGGCGTGTTGACCAACACGGCGGCGATCAAGCACCTGATCACTGCGGCATCGTAAAGGTCAGCTTCTAGGTGGGGCGGGTTATCTCGCCCCACTCACTAAGTTGATCTGAAAGGAGACAACATGCCCAAGGTTAAACTTCTGACTTCAATGGCTGGCATCAACTTTTCGCACAATGAGGGCGATGTGATTGACTGCAATGAGGCCGAGGCGATCCGGTTCATTCAGGCTGGCATTGCCGAGCCGATTGAGACTGAAAAGCCAGAGCGTGCTGTAAAGACCCGCGCAATGCGCCGCGCTGTCAAGGATGAGTGATAAATGGTCAAGCCGCTGCCATGCCACGACGCGCTCGAACTGATCGACGCGCCTGCCACTACGCCGATCACCTTGGCGGAAGTGAAGGCGCAGTTGCGCGTTGAGCATAGCGACGACGACACATTGTTGACACGGCTCATCTCGGTCGCGGTTGCCTATACCGATGTTCAGGGCGCGCTTGGTCACGCGATGATCTCTCAGAAATGGGGGCAGTGGATCGACAGCACGCCGCCGCAAAGCGTAAAGCTGATCCTTGGGCCAGTGATCCAAGTCAACGCGATCAAATATTACGACACAGACGGCAATCTACAGACCGACACGCTTGGCAACTATCAAGTGACCGGAACATCGTTCGCGTCTTATGTAGAACCCGCTGAGGGATTTGATTGGCCGGTCACGCAGGATCGTTCGGACGCGATCCGAATTGAATACACAATCGGCTATGGCGAGGCGACCAGCGACATCCCGGACACGCTGCGCCACGCGCTCATGCTTCTGGTCGGTCATTGGTATGACCACCGCGAGAATACCGTGATGGATGAATTGAGCAACATTCCATACGGCTTCGACATGCTGACCGATATGCACAGGCGCTGCTGGTATGGTTAAGGCTGGTCAATATCGTGAGCGCGCCGAGTTCCAGCGGCTGTCCGAGGGCAGCGTTGACAGCTACGGCAACGTCTATACCGGGTGGTCGTCGCTGGCC